AAATCGTGGCTGTCAGGTCAGATAGCCATCATGCTTGCCAACGAGGGCAGGGAAGTCCATGTGGCTGCCGGCACAGAGGACACGACGAACATCATCATGAAGAACGTCATCGACCATCTGCAGACAGTGGATGAGTCCGTTAGAAGCAAGCTGCTGGACTACCAGGACAAAGTTGAGAAGCTGCAGTCCTCAACGTCAAAGAAGAAACTGACATTCAAGGGCGGCGGTTCCATTGACGGCATCACCCTTGGTGCCACTACTGACGATGCGAAAAAGCACAACAAAGCCATAGGGCGTGGCGGAGACTACATCGTTGATGAGGCGGGATTGGTCCCCGACGACAGCTATGCCGAAATGGGACGCCGTGAGTTTTCTAACGTTGACGGAAAGAAAGGATTGCTGTTCCAGATCTCCAACCCTCACGCGGAAGGCATCTTCTACGACAAACTTACGGAAGATTCGCCTCCACCAGGGACGATGATCCTGTGGCTTGATGTGAGGACAGCCCTTGAAGAAGGACGCATCCGTTCCGTTCAGCAGGTGACTGACTCCGATTTCTTTCGGAACAGGTCTACCTGCCAGCGTTATCTTCTGTGTGAACTGGAAACCTATTCAGACCAGTCCATGTTCGGCAACGTTGTCCTGGATGATTCGGCTGTGGAACCCGGGTACACGTACTTTTTGGGCATTGATAGTGCATATAAAGGCGTGGATAAGATACCTATTTGCCTGTCTGCCATGACAAGAGACGGAGAAATCCGCGTTTTGGACATCACCAGCATCAAAAAAGAGCAATGGGTGGACGGATTGACTTCAGAACGCATCGTTCAGGAAGTCATGAAGGTCGTAAACAAGCTGGATGTGCGATTTATTTGTGTGGATATTGGCTGGGGCGTGTATCTGGTCGAAGGATTGGCGAAAGAAGCCCGTCAAAGAGGCGATTTCAATGTTCGGGGCATCAATTTCGGATCCGGGACAACGAAGATACGCAAGGAAAAGAACCATTTTTCGGCAAAATACGGCTACAACATGCGTGCAGAACTCCACATGGACATGCAGCAGCTGATGGACGATGGAAAAGTCACGTTCACGACAAAATGTGCCAATTTGCTGAAAAAACAGTTCGAAGCGGTGCGGACTTTGCCAAAGCCAAACGGGAAAACAGCCATCGTCAGCAAAGACGAAATCAAAGCCCGCATCGGGCACTCACCGGATGAGCTGGACTCCTGCCTTTTATCAATTCATGCATTATTGATGTATAATATGAGTGGGGGAATCTTTGTATACACGGAGGCGGATGAATGAGCCGAAGACGAAAAAAGAAGCGAAACCGGACGTCAGCCAACCTGCATGAATACAGGATCCCTGACAGACCGCCGGTCAAGCAAAGACCGATAACACAGAGCGGTCTTACCCCAGATGACGTGCTGGACGTACTCGTTAAGCAGAACAACTGCGATATGCAGTCGTTCAAGCCGATGACGTTCACTGACGATCAGGAAGACGAAATCGAATGGATGATCGCCAACCTGCCTACCTTGCCTTATGTCAAGAAGCAGTATCTTGCGTTCATGTTCTCCAACGGTTTGACCTGTGGAGACGAAGTGGTTGATGAAGAGCGACTGAAGCCTTTCCTGTTCAAGCGGAACATCAAGGGAGTGCCGAACTATCAGGTCATCAGGCAGGCTATCATGCACGCAAAGCTGTACGGCAAATGCGGACTGCGGTGGCTGTCTGAAGAAGATGGAATGGTCATCGTGCCCCATCAGAGTTACATCACAGTATTTGACGATGATGAACAGTATGGTGGAATAAAGCGACCTATCTGTTATGCCTTGAGTTATGAGGAAGGAAAACCCATCTCCCTGGGAAGCAAGTCCATCAAACTGGATGAGGCTGAATTCCTGGACAAGGGAAGACTGGTCTCCAAAAACAAAGACGTAATCATCGAACTTCCTGAAAACTTCGTGAACCTGCGGGATGACCTTGGGACAGAAGATGGTGTAAGCTGTCTTGCTCAGGATATGCAGAGACTTCAGATACTCTGCAACGCCTACAAGCGACTGAATTACGACATCAACTATGACGGACCTGGACGTATCCTTCTGAAAGTCAAAGACGATGTGTTCGGAGGCGGAGCTATTGACCATTCTGCCGGACAGATCGTCAACAACATGGCGGTGTCGAAAGCGTCTGCTGCGAACAAAGTCAAGCAGGAAGCGGCTGAGATCGCAAGGGAAATCAAATCGTCAAGCAGCGACCAGGTAATCAGCCTGAGTTCAGTGTTTGAGGATATTGAGCATATCCCCCGTGTGACCAAAGCCACGGAATTTCTGGATTATCTGACGAAAAAAGAAGGCAGCATCATTGCGCAGTGCCTGGGTATCACACCTGAACTGATTGGCATGGGTGATGTTTCCGGTAACGTTTCGATGGAAAAGATCATCGACAACGCCACCATGAACACCATCGTGCCTGAGCGTGAGTATTTCGCTACGCAGTTCAGCCCGATGATCGCAGGACACCTGGGAGTAGAGAAAGTCTTCTTTGATAAATACGAACTGAAGCAGACCATTGACCGGTCAAGCGAGATTTACAAGCTGGCTCTGTCTGCTGCGCAGTTCGAAGCTATGGAAAATGTTGGCAACCGCTACGATGAAGTGAAGACTTCCATTGCCGAACTCATCCTGCGGCTGGCAGAAACAGGAAAGGGTTTAAATCTTGGAACTATTGCGACAGTTGATTGACGAAACGCAGGCGGAACCGTTTGCGATGGTCAACGGAAGTCCTGTTTACGACTTCCACGGAGCCGTGAACGCGGCAAAGAAGATCCTCATCGAAGAGAAACTGGGATTCAAGGATGTTGACCTTGGAGAACGTGAACTGAAGAACGGAGGCACGCAGTACAGAAAGTCGCGTAGACGGGCTGTAGCGGTGAATCCTGAATCATTCACGCTGAACCGGTATCGTAAGATGACGGATGAGAACGGTAAGGTGACATACGAAGTTGTCACGGACTACCGGGCAATCAAAGAACAGAAAACAGGACAGATTTACAAGAATGCCCTGACAGCCTATGTGATTGGCAAGCAGGGTAAAGGATTGACTGTCCTTGATGTAAAAAGCATTGATGACAAAGAGTTTGTGTCTGAGTTCAGAGGGGCGCTGGACGTTGAAGATATGAAAGACGTCATCAGAGCCATCGAACGGCACGGCGTTAAAGAACCTGCCAGAGACAAGTTGGCTTTTTAGGGAATCGGGGTAATCAAGACCTGATTCCCTTTTTTGTGTAAGGAGCAGAAATGGCGAAATCAAAAATCAGAAGTTACAACATCACCGTCACCATGAAGGACGGTACCACTCACAACCTGACAGGACGTGAAGCAGAGAATTTCTACATCGAATTTGACAGATACCGCCTGCGTCACGAAAACGCACGAGGCATCTGGACCGTGAAAGACAAAGAACGGCATCTGATCCTGTTTGAGAACGTGACCAACGTCGTTCGCAGTGAGATCGGTGTCGAGGAAATTGACAACCCGGGCGCATGCAAGGACGTCGAGATTTGTCTGTAGACACCACTGTCAAGTGGTTCAAATCGGAAGAAGACAGGCGGGCATACCTGCGACAGTCGACATTGGAAGATTATCCGGTGAAACCTGTGGAAAAGCCTGTCAAAAGGAGGAAGAAGCGTGAAAACGTATCGCCTGATTCCGGGGATCACGTCAAGACAGAGGATTGAAGTCTGCACCAGAGAAAAGGGAGTCCTTCGTTGGAAGGGAGCGACGCTTGACCCTGGTGTCGAGTACGAAATGCCGGATGACCCGGATTTCGAAGCAAGCCTGAGAGCAAAGGTCATCGAAAGACCGTATTCGCAGCAGGTCGAAGAGATCCTGAAACACAACGGCATCGAATATGAAGTGAAGATGTGCAAGCAGTGTGGAGGACGCGTCAAGAAGCTGAGATACCGCCCTGTGGAGGTGTTCGAATGATCCCCACCTATTTCAAAGAGTGCAAGGCAGACGTAGAGCGGCGTAAAGAGCTGAAGAAGCGGCTGGATTCGATCGTGAATCTGAGTTCAGACAATGTGCAGAAGCCCATGGAAAACTTGAACGTGGCTCTCAACTCAAAGGAAAAGATCAGACTGCTCAACGAAGGCGCCGTCTTCGATGGATATGACGAACTTCGGATGTACATCAAAAAAGGCGCTATCCCGGCGTTCGTTGAAAGCCTGTCTGATGACTTTGTCGGGTACATCACGCTGGGTCACCTGCAGCTGGACCAGGTTCCGCTGCTGATGGGCACATGGACGAAAAGCGACCTTGAAGTTGTTGACGTTGGAGAAGGCCGATATGCGCTGGATTGTACCCCTCACTTCAACGACAGCGGATTTGTGCAGGACATCCTGTCACAGGAGATACCGTTGTCTGTGAGTGTAGAAATTGACGGAGCCATTGACTGGGATTCTACAGAACTGCTGGAAGCCCCTGTGTGGCAAAAACTAAGAGTTAATGGATTCAGCGTAGTGGGCCTGCCTGCGAACGTTGACTCCTGGGATATTGGAGAAGACATGAAACTTGATGAACTGATGGAAAAGCTGGAAAAGCTGACAGCTGCCAAAGAAGAGAAACCTGAGACTCAGGAAGCAGAAACTCAGGAAGAAACCGAAAAGCCGGCAGAACCGAAAGCTCCGGAAAACGAGGAACCCGGAAACCCGGAAGAGCCGAAAAACGAGGACTCTGCAAAAGAACCGAAAAACGAAGAACCGCAGGATGAAGCAGAAAAGAAGCTGGCAGAGATCCTGACCCGGTTTGAAGAAATCGCAAAGGAAAACAAAGACCTGCGCGCGAAACTGGAAGAGAAAGAGGCGGAAGAAGAAAAGCTCAACTCTCAGGCAAAGAAAGTCCTGGACATGTTTGAGTCGAAACTGAATTCTTCTGTGCCCAAAGAAAAGAAAGGTAAAGACCCGATTTGGGGATGTTAGGAGACTGAACGATGAACTTTGCAAACGAACTGATCCGTTCGGCAGAAGAGAACGCAATTGAATCGACTCTTGCTGCTGAAAACCTGATGACCAACTCCAACATCGGGAGTCTTGGCAGAAACGTTGACCTGAGCGACAACGAGCTGGCTAATCAGCTGCAGATGGATTTCCCGCTGGTGGACTGGCTGATGAACACAACTCCGTCTGCAAATATGCGGGGCAAGTACGACGCTGGAAACCTGTCCATGTATAAGGACGATGACAATACCTGGAAAATCCGGCTGCCCTTCACAGTAGGCACACTTCCCCCGGAAGACACTTCTGGTGAGTGCTGCTGGACCCCGATGGAACTGGCTAAATGCGGCAAGGAAACCAGTCTGCACCTGCTGTGCCTGAAAGACTGCGAGACCATGCTGGACAACTTCATCCTGAAGAAGCAGCGGTTCCAGGCCAATGACCTTATCAACTACTTCATGCGAAAAGGCGAGACTATCAAGCAGGCTCGTGTCCGTATGGCTGAGATGAGCTTCGTTTGGTTCCAGAAGCACAACATCGTGCTGGGCACTCCTGATACCGGAACTGCCACTCTGAAGCCGTTCAACGGCCTGCTGAGTGTCATCGAGGACCCTGCAGTAATCAAGGTTGCCGGAACTACTCCGCTGGCTGCATTCGACTCTCTGGCCTGCCGTTATGCGGTCCTGGGCGAAGGCGACATCGTTTATGCATGCCACCCGCTGACTTACTACTCCCTCCAGCGAGAAATCGTGAAAGGCAAGAACGGCGAGTATCCCGAAGGCTGGACAAAGGACGAATCTACCGGGGAAATCAAGTTCCATAACCACGGTTTCATCAAGGACAAAGACATCCCTGTTGATGAAGACGCTGGCGTCGGAGAAATCTGGCAGCTGGATGGAACTGCAGTTGGATGCATGATGTTCACATCTTTCATTCCTTCTGAGGAATTCCGTCGCCACACATTCTCCACCAACAACAACCAGGTCGAAGGATGTGCAGCTGAGTGTGACTACTACTACAACGCAGGTCTGACATTCTGCACGAACCCGAACAAACTGGCTGTCATCACAGACGTACCCCTGAGCACGAACTGCAGTGGCATCACGATGCTGGGAACCGACAGTCTGATGCACCCGGATACCATCGTGCCGATTGACCGGGCCTAAACATGTTTGATGAGATCATCGAACAGCTCCGTGACTATTGCGAGTGCATCGGTGATTTAGACACAGATAACATTGCCAAACGACAGCAGGTTGAGAGGAACCTGACCGAATTGATTCGGTTGGTATCCATCCTCACCTGCTGGGCTTCTGGCAAGATACCAAAGTTTTCCGGCGGATGCTGCTGTGAAAACTACTGTGACAGTTTCCTGATGCAACCGCGTGAGGAAGTCTTTGAGCCTGAGATCGTACGGTCCTGCACCTGCGGCAACGGCATCGTCAAAGTTTCTCCTTACTACAGGATGATCCGTCCAGAAACGATAACTGTCTCAATCCACTACCGCAACGGAATCGAACTTGAGGAAGTACCTGTTGGAGAATACAGTTTCGACCCTTATGAGGAAACACTCTGGATAGACCTGTCTGAATACCTGACTGATTCCTGTGATTGTCGGGAGATTGTCAGAGTAGTTGTCAATTATGAGGCTGGATTTGAACGCCTGCCTGAATGCCTGCTTCCAGTGTTCTGCGAAATGCTCCAGTACATGAATGACATGAACAGATGCAACTGTGAAAGCTGCCCCTCCTGCGATATGCGGGAAGACAGTGAAGAGCCTGACGAAAAGAATCAGAAAGACGTTTGGTTCTGGGTCAGGAAGAACCTGTATGAAGCGTGGTCCAGACAGCTTGAAATGATTAGCCTGTGTCAGGCAAGAAGTAGATTGTGGGGCGAAGTGATTTGAAGATCCGATACACAGGAATAAAGGGAATCACAAAAACCACAGGATGCAGTGCCTGTGGCAAGAGATTCACGCACAAGATCGATGGAGTTCAATACACAAAAAAGATGATGCTTCCTTCAGGGAGGCGCATGGTGTTCGTCCTCAACCACGTGTATGACGTGACCGATGAGGACGGAGAATTCCTGGTCGATTACACCTATAACAATCGGGGTTTTGAGGAGCACCCATTCGTTTACAATGGCTGACGAACTATCAAAGATGCTGACAGCTATCTGTGAGGAAGAATTCAAGGATACGGTCAATGAAGTCTTCACCACCATGAAAGATCTGTGCCCTGTGGATAAAGGCAATCTGAGAGACAGCATCACAGTCGAACACAAAGACCCCGCGACGGCCCTTATCGGTGTCGATGAAGACGCATTGGCAAAAAAGGGACGCAAGAGAAATTATGCTCCCAACGTCGTCAAAGGGACGAAGCCTCACAGGATCCCCAAAATCGGGGAGAAAACGATGAAGATCCCCGTCGAAACACTGAAAGAACCGGTTCGCAACCCGAGTCTCGTAAAGGACGGAAAACTCGTTGTCCGCCACGTCAATCATCCCGGAAATGAACCGAATGATTTTATCCAGAAGACGCTAGATAAAGTAAGCAGGAAGGATTAGAAATGGACGCAAAAAGAAAAAAAGAAGTAGATGCATTCGTCGCACGGAAGCTGGCAGCCCTGAACCGCAAGACTGGTGCTAAAGCTGAAAAAGCAATGACCCGTGTCGTCATGATTAACAAGGAGGCTAACTAATGGCTAACTGTAACCGCAACCGTGTTCGGGCTAAGACTATCAGCCAGAACAAAGTAGATAAGTACAAGACAGTTGATTTCAACATCGCATCTGACATTGATGCATGCGCGAAAATCAACACCCGACGGTACATGGAAACTGAAGCCGGAACCGTCGTTTACAAGGCCACAGATGTGCCTGCAGACCTTATCAACGCCTGTGAGACTGTCGGATGCAAGAACACTGGCACTCTGTTCATGACGACTGTCGAAGCCACCAAAAAGGCAGCTGCGAAGTTCTCTTCTGTAGGTGACGCACTGGATTATGCAGCCGGTATCGTCTATATGTACGTAAAAGTGCCCGCTGCAGGCAACTATACCATTGAGGCTACTCTGTCTGACCTGCCGGATACAAAGCAGAAGGACGCAGATGTTTATCGCCAGACCATCAAGGCAACACGCGAAGGCTTCTATCCCGTGACCGTCGAGTTGGCTAAAGCGCCTGATGAAACTGTTGGTAAGGGCTGGACCCCGACGACTTCTGGAACCGTCATCAAGGTATCCGTTGGAACGGAAGTAGAAGGAACCGCAATGATCGGCCTTTCTTCCATCGCTTTCTTCAATGACGTGGAAGACCTTATCAATAACGAAGTTGTGAAGATTTCCTGCCTGACCGGCGTTGACGGTGACGATACTCTGGACGCCACCGAGGAAGCATGCCAGGGCGCTGAATACGACAAAGATACAGCTGCCGTAGAACGGACTGTTACCGGTAAAAACTTCACCCCCAACTACATGAGCCTGCACCCGATGTATGTGAAGGCCGACACTACTGTTGGATTCGTTATGCGGACCGTACAGCTGACTGTGCAGGCCGAAGGAGAATACGGTGTAGTACATCTGGCCGATCACATGGTGGATGAATGCGGCCTGATTTACGCCTCCATGGAGGAAGGATGCAACATCTCTGATGCTCTGCTGTCCCGCCTGTCTGGACCGAACCTGGTGACTCTGGATGAGCGTCAGTACCAGGCGATCAACACGAAGCTGAACCCGGATGCTGAGTTCGTAGGAACCAAGCTGTTCTTCAATAAGGAGCTGGTAGGTCGTGACGTGATTGTCAGCTACCCGCAGGAAACCGATGCGAAAGTCTATTACCTGGCCGATGACGAAGTCAACGAACGCAAGGTTCAGATGACCTACCGCAAAGACTACTCCGACGGCACTGCAGAAACCTTCCTGTATCGCAACGTGTTCATCACGTCTTTCCCGATGGGACTGACAAGCGACGGGGAAGGGGAGAAATCCTTCACCATCTCCATCCGCCGGGACAAGAACGGACGATTCGTTGAGGTATACAACCACAACGCTGCAGACGCAACTCTGTAACCAATAGAAAGGGAGAGCAATGATTACAAAAAGTGATTTCGACGACCTGGGAAAAGTGATTGAAAAGGCTAGGGAGGATTCCACTCCCTATGCCGTTTATGATGGAAATTCAGAGCAGCTGTCTGTTTACGGAGACGCAAACAAGACAGAAAACAAGTCCGTTGACATGACCATCCTTTTCCGGTTCCTGAAGGAAGACTTCGAACAGCCTGATGACATTGCCGACACTAAGGAAATCGGCAAGTATGTGCAGTATGCCAGGACGTACACTGACGTGACTATCACGCCGCGAAAGAACACAGAGGTCCTGGAACACCTGCTGTCTGTCGTCCCTTATTTCACGGAGATTGAGGACGCATTGAGCGACTACAAGGAAGCCATGGAAAAAGCTGAAACGAAAGAGCAGAAGGCAGAGGTCCTGAGAGCCTATAACATCAAAGTCCTGCACGTGTATAACACGATGTCGGACGATGTGACCATTGCCCTGTACAACTTCGTTGCCACCCTGTGCGGTATCGGCGATGAGGAAGCGGCTCACATGGTTGCATCTACGGTCATGACGGCGGCGAGCACGATCATCACAGAGTTCCCGGAAGTCTTCAACGAAGCAGAAACACTTTTTGGATACTGATAGGAAAGGACGGTGAGGCCGCCGGGAAAGCAGAGGAAACCTACTTTGCAAGGACGAATCTGTACACCCACATGGCCCATTACGTCGCAAAGAAACTTCACTTACGCCCCAACTCCGTTCTGGATGATTGGGGCGTTCCTGAATTGATTGTGGCGTACGGCATTTATAAGGATGAGGAATCTGCAAAATACCACGCAGAAGTCAAAGCACACAACAAGGGCTTGAAAGGCTCAGACCGGATAAAGGTACCTCAGATGTACGCAGTTAAGTTCATGGGAACGGAGGAAGAAGATGTCAATCAAGACGCTGGCGATCGAAGTAAAGCTGGATAAATCTCAGGCAGACAAAGACCTGCGTTCTCTGGAATCGCAGCTGCGCAAACTAGAAAATCAAAAGGCCAAATTAGGCGTTAGCACTGAAGCCATCGAACAAGCCAAAAAAAGGGTTTCCGAAATAGATAGCGAACTCAAGAGACTATCCCAAAGAAAAGCGGAAATCCCTATCGACATGAGCTGGTATCGGGAGCTTGAGTCAAGGATACAGCACATCAAGCAGGAACTGCTGGATTTCCGGGATGAAAAGATCATCATCAAAGGAAAGCTGGATATTGAACGCGGAGAGCTTGAACAGGCAGAAAACGCACTTAATAACCTGTATGACATCAGGAGTCAGCTGGAAGCCAAAAACAAGCCGATTTCGGACGATTTGAAGCGTGAAATCGAAGCAGCAGAAGGTTCCTTCAAAGATGTGCTTAAATCTGTCAAGCAGCTCGAATCAGAGTTGAAAGACTGCAACAAATCCATTGAGTCCCTTACGGCCTATTCCAATAATCTGAAATTCGAGAAGGAAAAGGCCAAACCGTTTGCTGATGAAGTCAAAAAAATTGAACAGTCAGTAGACAAACTGAACAAAGAAAAAATCAAGCTGCAGGCCAAAATCGACGGAGAAGAAGTGGTCAAAAAGGAACTTGAGACCGTCAACAAGGCTATTGATAAAGTCAACGGCAAAAAGGCAGAAGCAGAAGTCCAGGTTAAAGACGCAAAGCAGGCTGAAGAAGCTGTTTGGTCCATTTCCCGGGCGATAGACCAGTTGAACGCCAAAGCCGTGACCATGAAGACGTTCAGCAACATCACCGGAAAAATCGGCGACGCGATGTTGCATCCTGTCAAGACCCTGGGCAATAACGGAAACAACTGGTTTGGCAAGCTGGCCTACACTGCCACCAAAGGTGTTGCTTATTCCGCACTGTATCGTGGAACATCCGGTGTCATGAATGTCATTGACGAAGGCATGAGCCGTGGTGTTACCCGCTATGATACGAACATTGCAGGACGCCGTACATTGGCAAATATGGGCGTTGAAGCACAAGCCGTAGATAAAGCCGTCACTCAGCTGGGTGAAGACCTGAAAGGGCTGCCTACGTCTCTGAACGAAGGTATGGAAGGCATGGTCAATCTGACTTCCGTGTTGGACAACAACGTCGATAAAGCCCGTCAGATGTACAACGCAGTCAATGACGGGATCCTTGCTGGCGGCGGTAGCGCAGAAAACACATCCCGCGCTATCAGGCAGCTTTCTCAGTCCATGGGTAAAGGTGTCATTGATGCTGAAGCCTTCAATTCACTTCTTGACAACAACATGGCACCTGCTCTGGTTCAGATAGCAAAAATGTTCAACATGAACAGCGCCGAACTGAAAGCAGCTGTGGGAAAGGGCGAGATAAGCGTTGACCAGTTCATTGACAAGCTGATCGAGCTTGACCAGAAAGGCAACGGCGCATTCAAAGACCTGCATACCATGGCGCTTGAAGCCAACGAGGGCATTGCTACTAACATCACCAATGCAAAGAACTCAGTTGCACGTGGCATTGAGTCAATTCTTACAGAAACCAATGCGGTCCTGTCTGATTCCAGGTACAAATCGGTTGGTCACATCATTTCCATGCTTGGTGATTCATTTCAGCAAGGATTGCAGGGCGTTGCAGGATTCATCAAGGACCACAAGACTGAAATCATCTCTTTCGTTGATACTGTCGCTGATAAAGCTGGAAAGCTCTGGGATAAGCTGAAAGAGTTTGATGTTCAGGCATTCTTTGATGGCTTCTGGTCCCGCTCTGCGAACTTCCGGAAACTGCTTGGGGGAATGTTCACAGGCGGAAAAGGGATGCTTGGTGGTCTTGCTGACATGATGTTCGGTGACTCTCAGGAGTCCAAAAAGCTTGGTGAACTTGCCGGGTGGTGGGTCGAGACCGGAGCAATGTTCAAGGCTGCTTCCAGAGGAGCCAAATGGGTCGGCAACTTCTATGACATGAAGCGGAGATATATTGACTCTCACAGCCGGGAAATCGCCGCTGGTGGATGGCTGCTTGGAAGTCTGAATCCGATGAAGTTCCTGAAATCAGGTGTTGGCAAAATCAAAGGGATGCTGAACATCGGCTCAGGCATGTCAAAAGTCGCATCTCAGACCGAAGAACTGTCCAAAGTCAGTGAAAAGGTTTCTACTCCGTTCAAGTTCAACGCAGAGAAGTTCAAGTCGAACATTGCGAACCTTGCCATCATCGCAGGCGGAGCAGTGGAAATCATGCTGTATGCCGAAGCAATCAAGCAGGCATACGAAAAAGTCCCCACCGACTACAACGGACTGGCTGAAAAAATGGCTGCCCTGGGAAGCGTGGCTGCAATGATGACCGGTTTGAATAAACTGAATGGAGCAGCTATCGGTTCTATTACCAGTCTGAAAGATCTCGGAAATTGCAAAGCCGCAATAGGAGCTGTTGCGAACCTTGTAAGTTCTGTAGAAATCATGGCTCTGTCCGAGGCAATTAAACAGTTCGACGAAAAAGTGCCACCAATTAAAGAAGGTGACATCGTTGATAAGCTGAGTTCAATGGTTCTGCTGACAGAATCCATGACGCTGATGAATTTGACAAATGGATTCATCTTTGGCATCGATCCTTTCGCAACAATACTTGGAGCGATAGGCGCAGCCGCAAACTTCCTTGCGGCAGGTGAAATCGCCGCTATGTCAGAAGCAATCAAGCAGTTCAACGAAAAAGTTCCGGCAAACGCTGACGAACTGCTGAAGAAGCTAGACTCTTTGAAACAGATAGTGTCAGCAGTCGGCGATGAGAACTTTGCTCAGGGTCTGGACAAACTGAAAGGCACTTCCGGAAACATCAATCTGTCTTCCGTCAAGACGCTGTTCTATGACCTGAAAGAGATTGGCAATTATGCAGGACAGCTCACTGGTGTTGAGTTCCCTGTGGATTTCGGCGCGACTATGACACGTATGAAAACCGCAATCTCTTATCTTGGTGATGAAGAACTTGCAGAATCTCTTGCAAACTTTGCAGTAGACCCAACAACCACAGACAGGGCAACAAAAGCTCTAACATGTGTCCAGAACATTGCGAAACTCATCGACCCCATCAAGCAGCTGTCTGCAAGCATGACGGGAGAAATCAACCTGGAAAACATTCAGGCAAACGTACCTGCCATTGCAACAGCACTTTCCACGATTGCCTCAAGGCACTTCCCCGAGTTCGGCGATTCCTTTGACGAAAGCGGTGCTGTCAAAGCACAATCCGCAATCACGGCTCTGCTGCAGGTTCTTCCAAAAATGAAGGAATTGGATTCTGCGATCACAGAGCAAAAGCTGGACGCCGAAAGCTACATCAATTCATTCGAGGCGATGGCGGGAATGCTGAACGGAGTGAATGACAGCGGTCTGGCAACCGCCCTTGGTGATTTCGTCCCAGATGCAGTCGTTGAGGACGTGAACAAAGCCGTTGCGACAATGTCAGGAATCGTTGATGGATTCAAGACACTGAACGGCAAAGACTTCGATGCAGACCAGCTGACAGGCCTGTTTGGGAAAATCAGGAAAGTGATTCATGCAACCAACGACTTCACTCAGACTGATGACAAAGGAAACACAAAATCTGTCATGAACTCTGACCTTAACCATCAGGCACAGGAATTCGCAAAATACGCCGAAGACTTCAAGAAAACGGCTGCCGTATTTGCCGACATTTCTGCCAGTATTGATTCTCTGGTTGCTGTGCAGGGAAAAGCCGAACAGTTCGACCCTGGTGTAATCACCCCAGTCATCAAAGGATTGGCTGGAATCTTTGGAGAAAAAGGCGGTGAAATCGACTTTGGTGATTTGAAATCGCAGTCTGAAGCATACAACGAGGCAAAACAGGAGTTCAGACCTGCCGTAGAAAGCATGAACAAGTTGACAGATGTTCTGATCGTGCTTGGCGGCAAGAAACTGGACACAACGAGCCTGGAAAATCTTGTAACAGATACCCAAACGTTCCTGAACAACCTGTCATCCTTGAACAGTGAAGGAGCAAAGACGCAGGTTGAGCAAATCGAACAGCTTGTGACTGACTTCCAGACCTTCATCACCGAATTGCAGGGGATGAATCCGCAGTTCAACGAGACAGGAGCCGCATGGGCCAACGAGCTTATTGCAGGATTCGAAAGCAAGAAAATCGAGGACAGTCTGAAAAAGATGGCTTCGGCAGCACAGAAAATCCTTGCAGATATGGGCGGTTGGGACGCAGTCGGTCAGAACTGGGCAGGAAAGATTCTGAACGGATTCAAAACGAAGATGAATGACAAGGCAACCGGAATTGGAACGATTGTCAATTCACTTAAACTGACGATCCGGGGCGATGCTGGATGGACAGATGTTGGAACGGCAATCGGAACCAAAATTGCAGCGGGAATCAAACAGAAGATTCAGGCAGCTGTAAGTTCTTCCAACTACTCAGGAAGTCAGCCGAATCTTCCGTCCAACCTCACTCCAACATCTGGAAGGGGAACTGCTACTGCAGGAGATTATTCAACGACAGGACGCAACCCGCTCCGACGGGCTTCTGGTGGTGCTGTAGGGACTGACACTGTCCCGGCAATGCTGACTCCCGGAGAGTTCATCGTGAGCCGTGGTGCGGCGGAGAGAGCCGGTTCAAGGCTTCTGAATGCTATCAATAACCGTGACCTTGTTGGTGCTTACAGACAGCTGAAGTACAAGTACAGCGGCTTCCAGAACGCGCAGACAATCAGTCACGTGACGACCAACGTCACCAACCACAACGAACAGACAAAGACCATCAACATCAAGGGCGACCTTAATGACAGAGGTCTGGAACTGAAAGCAGGGAGGTTCATGAGAGCACTGTGACATGCAAAGAACTGAACCCCATGCGGCGATACCTTCAATTCAACGATTTGGTGTTCGACTCAACTGACATGTTTTCTCCGGAAGGGGAAAAGACAGCCACGAAAGTCAGCACTCACCCTAACAGCTACGGGAACGGGAGTTATGCATTCTTCCGTTCTCCGCAGTTGTTTGTTGAAGAAAAATCGCTGTCAGGGACGCTGAACATCTCTTTGAACCGCTTTGAGCGGTCAGACAGGAAATTCGTCAAGGATTTCATCAAGCTGAACCTCATCAAACCGGGAAGACTGTGGGCCATTGAAGGCGACAGGATCCTATGGGCTTTCGCTTATGTCACCGACTACTCCGAATCCTATGAGAAATACCGGGGAATGCTCTCGGTAGATGTGGATATGAAGCTGTATGAGGGTGTCTGGCACATCGCCAACAAGAAGCGGACATTTGCCGTTCCGTACAGTTCCTGCAATGCCATGGACTGTTACGGATTCACCGATGTTGATGACTGCATGGACTGCTGTGATGCATGTTCGACCATCTCAGCAAACCAGTGCTGCTCATGTGATTGTGATGACCTGTCTGAGGACACTGCGCTTTGCAACGAGGTACCGGAAGACTGGCAGGAATGCGGACGAAGCTACAAGTTGGTTTACAACTGTGCGGCAGGAGAAAGAGTCTACGGCAGGAAGAACTGGGGATCAAAAGTCTGCAAGACAGAACCCTGTTATTCGACAATCGCAGGCAGATTCTATTCCCGAACAGTCCTGGATACAGAGGCCGTTACAGTCATTCTGGACGGAATATTCCAGGACCCTATCATTCGTATCAACGACAGGGAAATGACCGTTCTGGGCGATTATGAGGGCCTTCTGAAGGTCACTGAAGGTGGAGAAATTTTCTTTGCCGAATCTGAATGTTGTGAATGGGAAGAAATCGACATGAGCAACCTTCAGGCAGATGAGCTAGGCTGGAAAATCCATAATGGAGCGAACCAGATTTTGGTCAGTGGTGTCTGCTGCGAGATGGCCTGTGCATACGTCGATGTTGATGAAATCACATTCTAGGAGGAACCATGGGAGCAATTCCTACAAATACAAATAATGAAAAAACGGACCGGACCCTGTGTTCGTCCTGCAATGACCTGAAGCAGAATTCAGCCATTTTCACCCGCAGAGGCGTGACTGAAGAAGTCTGCGAATCCCTGGGGAAAGACACCGGGTTCAATCCTGAGTCTGACAACGACACCTGCGCCGACCTGAAACTGGCAAACGACTGCCTTATCCGGGGAAAGATTGAAGAACTTCCCATGTACGACAACTGTGACTGGAAATGCTTCATGGAAGAGTATCTGAAGAACCAGCACAACCTTAACGAAGCGATGATTTGCGCTATCTGCGGACTTCAGGAGCAGATTTACGGGATGTATTCCATGTTCTGGGAAGTCAACACCAGATTCAATGTGGCTCAGGCTACGCAGGGGATGAAGATGGAAATCGACCGGCAGGGAAACTGGCACTACCACCACGACGACTGGGACCAGGGAAACGGTGTCGGAGAAAGATACGGATACGGAGACATGTACGGAACCATCGACTTCTGCATGGGAAACGCCGATAACGCAGCAGCCATGTGGAAAATCAACTCTGTTACTGTCAACCGTTATAAATACACCTTTATCCGAAGCCACACAGGACAGACTCCACCAGTCGTTACTCTGAGGATCCCCGAAAAAGGAAGTTCTGTGATTTATCAGAAAACCCTGGACAAATCTTTCGAGGACCAAATCAACAAGACCATCAGTTACACAAAGGCTGGAACCATTGAATCTGGTAAGGATTCAGGATGGATAACGTTTGCTCACGTCTTCACAGACTGGACCCAGGACGATGAGGGAACGTTCCAGATCAAGTTCGTCAACGGTGCCAAAACGGCAATGAAATCGTGTTAGGAGGCAAAGATGCTGAACGGATACAAAGAACCTTGCGTTGCATGTGAAGAACTGGACAAAACAAGTCCTGATTTCACTGAAAACGGCGTTTCTGCTCAAATCAGCCAGAACTTTCACGATAATGTCGGATTCAACCGCAACGACGGGACCAGCAACTGCAATGACTTCCACAATGCGAACGATTGCCTGATTGGCGGTTTGCTGGATGTCCTGGACGGATACAACACCTGTGAGCTTCCAGAGTTGGTAAGACAGTTCATCACGAATGTCATGGCGATCAATGACCTGCTGATTTCGTCGGATTGCGGCCAGTGGGACCAAATCAATAAGCTGTGGGCTGAAATCAATAAATTGTGGGCCGAAATCCAGAAGATTTGGGATGCGATCCATGCTCTTCAGGCAGCTGTTGATGCGAATAACGGTTCAGTTGCCGGAGCATTAGCAGCTGTAAGGAAAATCCTGCAGAACCTGAAAGACTCTGGTGCGTGGAGTTCTGGATCAAACATATTCGAAGGAAACTTCGTGGCTGGAAGAAACATTGCTTCCGGAAACATCAACGTGTTTGGCGGGACTCAGGATGGCGGCAGCTTCATCCGGACGAACAACGGAAAGACAGAGAACGACCTCACAGGAGGAATCTGATGGCTTGGTTTGACTTCTGGGGAGCCTACAACAACACTGGACCATACGCAAACGTGGCCCTGGGCGGAGGACCCGGGGCAACAGGCCCGTTTGGGGTGAACCTCCAATCTGCACACAATGAAGGCAGAGGGCGGGGCATACAGTTCACTGACGATGGCAACTACGGAGTTACGTTCCAGCTTGACCTTATCGGCTATGCGGTGACAGATGATGGCCGCTTTGCCGGAAACGGCGTTTACGTTGATTTTGGCGGCCGTTACAAATACCGTCTTGTCATCCATGTATCCAACAACAATCAGGCGTCATGGCGGGAGATTTACTCCGGGTTTATTTTCTCCCATCCATCGAACTGGACTCTCTGCTACAACGTTGATTGGCAGAGAACAGCTGACGCTTCTAAATGGACAGGGAAATTCCAGCTACCCAGGGACACCACACATGTTCGGATCGAACTGATGGGTGAAGACGCAACACTTCCTCACCACAACATTTTCTCGATCCAACAAATCATCCCTGATTTCAAGCCGTGGGCTGTTAGACGTAGTGGAAGATGGAAGTCTCTGAACAACGCCCCGAAAGGACGATTCCTCATCAGAAAAGGTGGAACGTGGCAGGACAAATCAGCCCAGTCTGTCGGAGATGTTGGCAAAGAGAATCAGGGAAAGAACCGCATCAGAAAAGGCGATAAGTGGGTTGGTCAGGCGCAGGTAGGTGAATGAAATGTGGTTTGAGATCCTTGAAAACGGTCAGCCGGTAAAACGGTTCAAGCACATCCTGTCTGAGCTGTCTTATGGATACGGCATGATGGATGTTCCAGAGACGGAAATCACTTTACCGATTGACTACCTCCAATGGCTGGGAAACCGAAAGCAGGTCCGCATACACCTCGGGAAACGGCGTTTTCTGGGATTTGTAGACGGGATAGACACTGATACGACCGAAGGCACCATCAAGGTCAAAATAGCTCACATTGCCCGCGAATGGCGGTTCAGGCAGGTCCCGACAAACCACGCGGTCAAGAAGCTGACCATGGACCGCGTTTATGAAGATGGCAAAATGTGCTATTCATCTGCATGGACTCTGGGCTTTGACGAAGCAGCCAAAAAGCAGGTAATCGACTACGTATATTCCAGGCAGAACAAGCTGGATGCACTGACAAAGACCTGTGAGCTTACTCAGGACATTTGGTGGCGAATTGGAGCCAACGATGACCGGAAGTTGGAAATCGGAAAATTCGGAGAACGGAAACCTTACACGATTTCCTTGCGTCCTGAAACTGACAGGAACATGAGGATCATCGAGGAACCGACCATCAACGAAGATTATTCAAACGTCATCAACATGGCGACGGTTTACGGCATGAAGTCTGATTCCGGTGCTTCCTCAATGAGCCTTCGTGAGGTTTATGACGACAAAAAACTCCAGAACCCGAATTTCCCTGTGGTCATCATTTCGTCTGAAATCAACAACGAGCGGGAATACGGATATGAGCAGTTCAAAGCCCTGGCTCCGAACAACGAACTTGAATACTCCGTCATTGACACCGAATCAGTGGCAAATGAATCCGGGCTGTTCATCGAAGAAACGTTCTCTTTTGAAGATATGAGTCCTTTTTCGCTGAAGGAGGAGGATCAATACAAATCCTCAGGAAGCCTTGGAGATGCAGGGAAGTGGGCCATCCCACAGAACCAGCGGTATCTAACACAGGCAGAGAAGGAGCAAAACATGAAAGCATTCGCGGGAGCGATGCTTGCATTGGGGGCGACGCTGCAGTGTATCGCTGCTATCGGGGCAAACATCGAGCGAGAAAGCGGATGGAATCCGAATCTGTTCCAGGGTCTTAACGTCAACGCAAATCCCATCAATCAGGAAGGCTTTGGTCTTGTGCAGTGGACGCCTTATACCAATATCACAAATTGGATGGCTGCCAAAGGCTACACCGATTACCGGACTTACGGCAATGCACAGGTTGAAAAGCTGCATGAAGAAATGCAGACCGGGCAGCAGTGGATAGACGTTGGTTATGGTATGTCATTTTCTCAGTTCTGGACATCCAAAGCTGACCCGTCCTATCTGGCAATCGTCTTTGAAAGAAACTACGAACGAGGCTTGTATGACCATGCAGCAACCACTGGACCAAAGGCCATTGAAGTCTACAACTGGCTCAAGGAACACGAATCAGAACTTGGCAAGCCCGGAAATGCCGGGACCTATGATGATGAGCACAAGGAGAAAATCGTCAAGCTGTCGAAGCGATATTCACGCACCAATGGCATTTGGGACCCTCAACATTTCATTGATGTATACAATGGAAAATCTGTTGACCAAGACGGCGTTGCCGGGTACCAGTGCGTAGATACCTTCAAACTGGCACTGGCTATCCTTGGTGACCCTGATGCAAACAGGGCGCTGGGCGGTGACGGATATGCTCATCAGATTTGGTATCAGTTCGATTCTTTGGGTTACGGAGCATACTTCGAAAAGGTTTCTTCACCGCAGCTGGGAGATTTCGCTATTTTCGCTGCTTCAGGTGAAACCCCTGCTTCGCACGTTGCCATGTACGTTTCTGATGCAGGAGGAGGAAGGGCAAACTTCTTTGGTCAGAACCAGGGAGCGTCTTACCACAATACCGTTGACCTTCCGACCAGCAACGTTCTGGGTTATCTTCGGGTAAAGCCTGAATTTTGGGAAAACGGCGGCGGGAACACCGGAGACGAACAAGATTACACCCCAGCAGAAGGCGGAAACGGCACTGCAGCCATTTCTGATGAAGACAGACTTCTTGCTGCCAAAACTGTTTATGAGGCTACCATCAAAAAGCTAATCAACGCACGCAGGACTTTCGAAGTCCATGTGAAAGTCGGAAACATTCCTGATGACTTGAATGTTGGTGACATGGTGCAGCTGGGATACAACCTTGACGTGATGAAGCTGGAAAACTGTTCGAAACATCAGAAGAAAGTCCTGACGATGGACCGCTGGTGGTATGTGACAGCAATGCAGTGCACTGTGGATCCTGACGGGACTACCACATGGGAACTGACTCTTGATAAGTATCTAAGGCTCGAAAGGGAGGTACAGAAGCAGGAATGAACGTTGGTACGGCACTGAACATCATCTCCCGCAATGTCCTTGATACCAGGGACAGACAGAAAACAGTGAACGTGCAACGGCGCAACGCTGTCGTCGACCAGTACGGTTACGAATTCCACAGGCAGGGAGATAGGGACAATCCTGCTGAAATCGGCATTTCCATTTCTCAGGACCTTATCTACTTCGAACGCTTCGAGTGGAAGCTCATCCTTTCTCCGTTCAAGTACCACGATGGCAAGAAGCTGAACACCATCCCATCCAACACAAGAAACATGAAGGTCATGCTGGAAGGGGTTGACTTGACTCCTTATTTCAAAGCGCAGTTTGGTGGCTCTTGGATTGGCGGGTCCGGCGTATATCCCAACGACCAAACGGGGACCTATGACGTTCTTCGAGCCATTTCTCTCATGGATGAAAAGGACAGACAGAAGATCATTTCCCCTGGTTACAAAAAAGTGACCATCACTGCTGACGGTCCTTTTGATGTAACTTTGGTAAACTATCTCAAATATAGCCACGTCAACCGCTGATGAAAATATGCATTGATAATGCGCTATAATTAAGATAGATGGATAGACTTGAAAACTTGGAGAGGCATTTGCGTGAGAATCCTAACGACTGGCAGACATCGATCGCATTCATGATTCTCAGGAGCAAGAAAATCTCTAATTCTGTCAAAACGAAAAAGAACTTGGAGCGCAAGAAAGTCGCTCAATACAGGAGGGCAAATGGAGAATAAGCACGCATCCAACGGAATTGCAGAAGACCTTATCCGGACGTTTGTCCAGATTGCATCAGCAGAGCTGCACGCAAAGACTTCGATCGAAAAGGCCATTTCAGAAATCGAAAACGGTTCAGAAACGGAGCTTGGTGAGCTGATGGATAAGGTGAGTGCATTGCAGTCAGACCTTGAGTCTTACGCAGGTCTTCGCCGGGAAATCATGCTGAACCTTTATCACATGTACGGTGGGAACGGCAACAAGGAAATGTGGTGTACAGTCAAGCATCTGGGAATGGCAATGTTCACAGCATTTGAGGCATATCAGGCAAGCGACAACGACCCTGACCTGTTCGACTTTGCCATTCGGGCGAATCGGATGTTCCTCAAAGCCGTCACGGAATTCCTGGGCGTTGAAGTCACAGAATGTGCTGCCTGCTTCTCCGACATCCTGAAAGCAGGTGCAAGCGATGAAACCTAGTATCTGCAGGACAAAACAGCGGGTCTATATCCCGGCCGACGAAATCGCCTGTAAGGAAAGAGAAATTTTCATTGAAAAGGTGAATTCAATCAATGAAGTAACTCCGAAAGCAGGACACGCTTATTTCGATGCTGACGGGATCCTGTGGGGATACCTGAACCACGAATTCGTCAAACTGAATCGTCACCCCGTTTCGTGGGGCGAACTTAAGGGGAACCTGACTGACCAGTTAGACCTGAAGCTGGCCCTTGAAAAATTCATCAAATCAGTGACTTTTAACGGCTCCAAGCTGACAGGCGAAAATCTGACCATCAACGCATTGACTGGTGTCAAGCTGGATGGAATAGCCCTTCAGCAGGAAAACCATCAGGTGAACATTGACCTTTCCAGGTATGCTTTGGCAACCAACATACCGGAGAACGTCAGTGAACTGACAAACGATTCAGGCTACATCACAAACGAACAGCTGGCCGAATCTCTGAAAGGCAAAGCTGACAAAATAGAATCTATTGATTTCTGCACTGACGCAGATATTGATGCAATTTTTACGGAGGACAAATAATGGCGGAAAAAGCCGTATCAGTTGAAAAACTAACAAGATTCAAAACCAAAGCAGATACTCGTTACGCTTACAAGTCCCACAGTCACGGGAATAGCGAAATCACCGGAATCGACGCATCGAAAATCACCAGTGGAACCATTTCCATTGACAGACTTCCGGCTGGTGCCCTGGAGCGACTTGTTACTGTTGCCGATGATGCGTCACGGCTGAAGTTGACGACCGCGAACGTTCAGCTTGGTGACACAGTGCAGGTAACGTCGACGGGAAAGATGTACTTTGTCATCGACGAATCCAAACTGAATGCTGAGGCAGGCTACAAGGAATACACCGCAGGGACAGCCACAAGCGTTCCCTGGTCTGGGGTAACGAACAAGCCTAACAGGGCCGGTTCTTCGACAGACGGCGGCTCAGCGAATTCAGCAGTCAAGCTGGATACTTCTTCGGCCGGAAGCGCAACACAGCCGGTTTATTTCTCCGGCGGTAAGCCCGTTGCCGGAACCTATACCCTGGGGAAATCCGTTCCGTCTGATGCCAAGTTCACGGATACCACTTATTCGAACATGAGTGCTGCTACAGCCACCGCTGCAGGAAAATCTGGGCTTGTACCGGCTCCGGCAGCAGGAAAGCAGAGCCAGTACCTTCGAGGCGATGGAACGTGGGCTACTCCAACAAATACGACCTATTCCGCTGCAACAACGAGCGCAGCCGGTCTGATGAGCGCTGCGGATAAGACGAAGCTGGACAATCTAACGTGGGCTACTGATGCAGAGATTGATGCCATCTTCGCCGCTTAGAAAGGAGACTTATGGCAGAAAAAGCAGTAAGCCTTGAACGGCTGAAACGATACTTCGCCAAAGAAAAAGAAGTATTTGCAGCAAAGTCTCACACCCACAACTATGCAGGATCATCGTCCGCCGGAGGTTCTGCGAATTCAGCTGTAAAGCTGGACAGCAATGCCGGAAGTTCTCTGATACCTTCCTATTTCACCGGAGGTAAGCCTACAGCTTGTGGAGGAAAGGTTGTACCCACAAACTGCGAAACGATAACTGACTGGAACGCAGCTACCTCTAACGGGTTCTACATGGCGTCGGGAGCGACAAACGCCCCGGTTGCCAACCAGTGGTTCTTCGGTGAAGTTATCTCCCATAATGTCAATTATCTTCTTCAACGGGTATGGAGATTTACTCAAAGCACTGACGTAAACCTCGTTGAATGCTATGAGCGAATGAAGATGAACGGGACCTGGGGGTCTTGGAGAAACGTGCGTGACCGCCATTATCCGGTGGGAACGATCCTGATCACCCATGACAACGTCAATCCCGGAACCAGACTTGGCGGTACCTGGGTAGCCTATGCACCAGGACGTGTTTTGGTTGGCGTTGGTACTGGAAATGACGGGTCCAAAAGTGTGACTTTTG